GGTCGTGCACGTCAATTCGTGTACGACAATACAGCACCTTGGTCTGACTCAGGTCTGCGCCTCTTACCTACTGTCAACTTCATGAAGTTCACTGAGCGCATGAATGACTTCGAGGAAGAGATGGAGGCACTGGTCAAGGCTTTCGTTGTTATCTACCCTACGCTTATCACGGCGCAGGCATTGGCTCTCGGTGATATGTTCAAGAGAGATGACTACCCCACCGCTAACGAGATGATGACTAAGTTCTCATTCCGCGTTAACTACATGCCAGTCCCATCATCGGGTGACTTCCGCGTAGACGTGGGCAACCAAGCACAGGCAGAACTCAAGGCTCGCCTTGAATCTCTGACACAGGAACGCATCGACTCTGCTATGGCAGATGTGCGTGAGAGACTTAGCACCCACCTCAAACGTATGTCAGACAGATTGACTACTGACTATGTAGGCGGTGAGGCTAAGCAAAGGCGCTTTCACGACACGCTTGTCGATGGTGCGTTAGAGTTGTGTGATCTCACCAAGGCATTGAACGTAACCAATGACTTGGCTCTTGAGACTGCACGTAGTCAGTTAGAGCAGTTACTTGTGGGTGTTACGCCTACGGATCTGCGAAAGAACGAGGCTATCCGTCAAGACGTCAAGAGAAACGTCGATGCCATCCTCGACAAGTTCAACTTCTGAAAGGTAATCATGAAAACTAAATACTTAACACACGTTCGTCGCATCTTTTCTACATACGATGCACCTCCCGAAACCATCCGCAGTTATCAACGCCAATGGGTACGCTCTATCCGTAGGCTTGGTGACAAGTGGTTGGTTGCTCGTCAGGTTCCACGCTTGGACATGTGATGCGATTTCGTCGTGCGTTCAGGAAGGAAATCCTAACTGCATCAGAGATAGAGAGGCGTCTTTATGGCGCACCTCTTACCGAGATGAACAAACACACACCGCCCCCTAGCGGGGGTGCGTTGGAAGCTAAAGAGATTCTCAACAACCTATTACACAGAAAGGAAACGGTCATGCCTGATATTCAAACCGCACTTAAAAGCGCAATCGATGCGTGGGAACCCACCCCCACAGGACAACAACTCAAGGAGAAACTTATGACAAAAACCCCATTTGCAATTCAAAACAACGTAACTCGTGTGACCTTTGACTATATAAAGTTACACCCGGGTACTACCGCCGCCGCCGCGAGTCGTGATCTCATCAAGCATGGCTTCAAAGAGTCATCAGTCACGGCACTCATGGCGCAATTTGTACGTGCTGGTCTAGCTACTCGGGATAACAACCATGGCTATCGCGTTACTGTGGACGAGTACACACCCATGAAGGCAAGCGCTAAGTACACAAAGAAAGATGCGGTCAAGGCGAAGCCTGCGCCTAAGGCTCGTGAGCCACAGAACGATGGCATTGCCGCGCTACATCCCGAAGCTACGAGCAAGCGAGTGGTGAATACGATTGTGTTTGGCAAGCCTCCAGAAGAAGTTGTTAAACACATGAATGTGATACAAGCACGCGAGTTGTACGACTACTTGAAGAAAATGTTTGGGGGCTGATATGGGCATGACCAACAAAGAAATAATTGATGTGCACAATCACTACGCTGACTTTAGAAAACAACTTGAGACTAAGCGTAACGACACACTAGAGGAGGTAGCGCAAGAATTTGAAAGGATGCGTATAGCCTTTGGTGATACCGCCCACAGTTTTGCACAATACGTTAGAGAAATGAAGAGTGAAGAGTAACCACAATATCATTCGTGCGTTACTCAAACAGCACCCCGATGGTTTGAAGTCAAGCGATATATCTAGGCTAACTGGCATAGAAGTTCGTTCTGTCAACAAATCATTGGAGGGTGTGTTTGGTGTGTACGTCGATCGGTGGGAGAATTCAACTCACCGCAACACACTAGCCGCAATATGGGTCGTCGTTGACGTGCCTGAGAACTGCCCAAAACCTAATCACACAGGCAGAAGAAGTGTAAAAGAATCCAAGGACTGACGTGTTTAGATAAGGCAATTTGTGCAAGCCCAGTAGATGCGACCACACTTTGTCGGCAACAAGGGGCGTCAGTCCTTTGAAAAGTTACCTCTTGTTGCCATTTCCGCAACGCGACACGAGGGGGCGCGTAATCTACTTTACCCCCTCACCTAATTTAACTGGAGAAACAAATGACAAGCAACCCACACAACTACGGCAAAGCGCCAGTCAGAGAAGAAGGTGCGCCTATCACCTACGAAGAGCCGTCTTTAGAAGATCAGCTTGTTGAGCAGATGGGGCAAGTGAAAGTACTGCGCCGTTACCGCTACATATACAACAGGCTTGCGGTAATCGCCAAAGAAGGTAACCTCATGATTAACCACCCAGATCAGGGCTTTGTGTTGATTGATGACTTAGAAAAATACATGACGGAGCCACTATGACGCCCGAGGTGAAGGTAAAGAAACAGATTAGAAAAATCTTAGATGAGTTGGGCGTGTACTACGCCATGCCCATCGGGACAGGATACGGGAACTCAGGGGTACCTGACTTTCTCGTGTGTGCTGGCGGTAAGTTCGTCGGCATTGAAGCAAAAGCGGGTAAGGGTAAAACCACCGCTCTACAAGAAGCCCATCTAAGCCGCATACGTGGCGCAGGGGGGATAGCCGTTGTCATCAATGAGGACAACATACAAACTTTAAAGGAGGTCTTATCATGAGCGAAGCAATGTCACAAGAAGAGTTAGAGCAACGCATTAACAAGATGTCAGACGAAGAGCAGGCGCACTTCAAGCTACTGATATACAAGTTGGTGATGTGTTATGGAGAAGGGCAAGCGCAAGGCGTTGTCATCATCGGTCGCGCAGAGGATGCGTTTGCAGGAGTCGTTACCCTAAACTGTAATGAGATGGAGGCGTCGCAACTTATGTTGGCGGCAAACGATTTTTTCGGCTTTCTCAACGTCCTCGACGCACCACCCAAAGAAAACTTTAACTAGGAGAAAGCAATGATTAAAAGACAGGAACTAGCACACAACGTATCAAAATTGGTCAAGGACGCTACTGTTGGGGAGTTTTTAAAGCACGGGTACTTATCTTTTTTTATGCCCTACCAATACAAATACTGGGATACAAAAGACAAGGATGGGATTGGGGGTAAAGGTGTGGACGACCCCTTGACTTTCTATGCGTCTGTAGATGTGTACGGGGGAGACGACCGGATTACATTTAAAACCACAATGAAAGAGCTTTTGGATGACGTTCATGAGGGGTTTAAATCATGGGGAGACCCTCCAGAGCACGTCATGTCAACTAGAGATATTGAAATGTTTAATCAAATTAGAAGCGCGTTGCTGAATGAAGTTGCGCGTATTGATACGTGGTTGCGGGAAGCTAGATTTGAGGAACGCGAATGACCAAACCATTTGACAAAATAATAACCATCGACTTTGAGACGTACTGGGATAGCAAAGAGTACACGCTCTCTAAGATGACAACAGAGGAGTACATACGCCATGATAAATTCAGAGCGTTCGGAGCTTGCGTCCATGTATACGGAAGCGATGAACCAATTAGATGGTTTGGAGATACAGAGTTACGTGAGTACCTTGATGGGGTCGACTGGGGACGAACCGCAGTGCTTGCCCACAACGCACAGTTCGATGTATCAATTATGGAGTGGAGATACAACGCCCGACCATGTTTCATCTTCGACACGTTATCAATGGGACGAGCGCTTCGAGGAGTTGAAGTCGGCAACTCCCTTGCAAAACTGGCCTCCGATTATTCCCTCCCCCCAAAAGGCAATGCTGTTTACTCCACTAACGGACTATCAGTACTCACGCCGGAAATTGAAAAAGAGCTTGCCGACTACTGCGCCCATGATGTATTTCTGTGCGAGGAGATATTCAAACGACTTGTTAAAGGCTACCCTGCGAAAGAGCTACGGCTCATCGACATGACGCTCAAGATGTATACGCGTCCGCTGTTGCAATTAGACCAACAAATGTTAATCAAGGCACTAGCCGAGGAAGGAACTGCTCGTGAACAACTATTACAGAGGCTCGGCGTGGAGGATGCTGAGTTGGCATCGAACCCAAAGTTTGCTGAACTACTTACAAAACTCGGAGTTGTTCCGCCCACAAAGACAAGCAAGACAACGGGGAAAACCACGCTCGCTCTTGCCAAGAACGATGCCCTA